TGCTGAATAGTAATGACGAAGATCTCGCCAGGAGTCGGATCGGGGAACAGCGCGCCAGCACCGGCAGTGAGTTGAATCGAAGTCTCGTCCGCAGTCAGATCCTCGGCGAGTCGACCGGTGGCGTTATTCGTGAACCGATGTGTGCGTAGGTCGGCCATGGCTTAGAACCCGACGAACATGATGTAGAACAGGCCGTAGTACGGAGGTACGGTAGCAACGTCATGCGTGTGATTGCCTGGATCGTTGGTGGTTCCACCAGGATGTGTATGCTCGGCGCCGCCTCCTGTCTCTTCAATGAGGTCGTTGCCGCCGCCTACACCGCCAGGGACTGTGTTCGTGTACGCAGGATCTGTGATCGAGGTATATGCATTCTGAGATCCACCCAACGAAACGCCTCGTCCTGCAACCCACATACGATGCGCATGCTCAGGCATCTCGTTGACCGTTAGGGCATGCGCTCCAGTTTCTGTTGAGTGCGTGTGCGCGCCGCCGCCGCTTGAAGTGACAGATAGCGCACCGCCAGTCGCATTCAATGCATACGTGTCACCAGCGCCCACGACGAAGCGGTTACGAAGATCCGGCGTACCACTTGAACCATTGCACAGTGCCCATCCATCGGGGATGTTCACCGCCAAGCCATGCCATAAGATAATCTGACCAACGATGAATGCAGCGGCGGTAATCTGCTCAACATCGATTTCAGTCAGGATCTCCTGTCCGCCCGCAGTTGCCTTCGATCCATCAGTCGGCACTGCAATCTCATTCGAAGCATCGCCAGTTGCACCGCGCAGCGGGACGTTGACGATCTCACCAGCCGTGAGTTTCGTTCCTGTACCAGAGAGAATCGCGTCGATGACGTCGTTACCGTCCATGTCGAGATCGCCCGACATGGCGTCGCCGCCGCGTTGAATGAAGACTTCCATCGTGCCGCGAGTCAGACGCAGCTCGACACGTGCTTGGCCGTTCGTCCATGCCTGCGCACTCGTACCTTCTTGTCCACGACCAGCAGTTGGCACAGTGAGCAAATCGGTGGATCGTGCTGTGATCTTTACGACTTCGATGTCGCCGCTGTCGTTCTCCAGCGTGACGAGGAAGTATTCATCTGCGCCGGGATTGGGGAACAACGCACCGAAGCCAGTCGTGAGTTGAATCGTTAGATCCGAATCCGAGATGCTGGCAGCGAGCAGCGAACTCGCGTTATTACCGAAGAGTTGCTTCGCCATTTATTCGTCCTCTTCGATGTCGAATTCTACGGTGTCTTGCTTGCGCTGACCCCCGTTGGTCGTGACTGTGAACAGTACTGCGTATGTCGTGCCGGTGACGCCGCCTTCGGCGAAGTAGGCCCATTCCAGGCCGTCCGGGTCGATCGCAATGTTTGTAATCAGGAATGGATCGTCCGCCTCCACAGGCGTGACTTCTGCGGTGACAGCCGTAACCTCTTCACTCTCTTCAAGGAAGTCGGTGTAGTCGATACCGCGCTTGCGGCGCTCGCCCGGCTGCTGCCGGTATCGTCCAAGCATCATGGTTTCACCTTGCTGCACACAGCTTTGTATTTTGCTCCAGCAGGAGCCTTATCCCGCCGCGTACGCCCCACAGCGCACACTTTTTCTTTGACGTTCAGTCGGCCGCTGATCAACAAAATAAACATCTCTTCGTCGAGAAACGGATCGACATACAGGTTCGCCGAGCCTGCGAATCCATTAATTGCCATCGCTGTATGGTTAACCTGGGACCCCCCAATACAACCAACAGCAGTTGCGACGAAGAACGGACCGCTCATAGCTGAAAGAAACCTCCCTCGGCAACGTTCGGGTAGATGAAGTAGTCAAACCCGATTGGCTGGAAGGGCTCGTTCACCATACCCTCTTCGCCGATGTAGGCGATGAGGATTGACGTGGACTCTACGCCTGTGTCCTTAAAGATAACCGCCTGCGACACCAATCGGTTGTCAAACAGCAGCGGAAACTTCGCTGGCAAGCCGTAGCAAAGACCGTTCGTCGCCGTGCGGCCAGTAATCTCTTCTGAGGTCGCAATACGAACGTTCTCGGAGATCTGACTCAGGAACTGATTGGTAAAGTTCGGAACGTACGAAGACGGCAGGAATACCGCGCGCATCACTCCCGCGCGCCAGTCAAGCTGAGCAGTGGCGAACAGCTCGCGTGCATATGGATAGAGTTGGCTCTCCACGCTTCACTTCCCGAACCTTGGATACTGCCACGTGGGTGCGCCGGAGAAATTACCCTTCGCCTGCCCGGCATATTTGCCGATCGCTGCTCGAAAGCGATTCAGGTGGTACTGCGCGCGGATTGGGTCGGAGTACGCCTTCGCCGGCTGCGAAAACAAACGTCCGACTGCACCGTCATAAATTGCATCGTAGAAGTGCGTCGAGGCGATACGTGGTAGGTGTGTAACCGTCTGCTTCGGCATAAGTGCGACGCGAAAAACCAGCGCATCGTCAACATCAATCGCCGACTGCGGCCACAAGCGAACTTGGTCCGGTGATTCAAGATAATAGAAAAGCGGGCTCGATGGATCAGGCTCTGTGCCCGCAGGACGCCCCGCAACAGCATTCAGAGGGATACCCTTGTATTCGACACTGAACACGCGCACGACGTTCGCATAGGCGTCGTACGGGCTCATGTAGTAGCGCCGCTTGTTCGCGACGAGCTTCCTCGGCCCGATCGTTACACGCCACGCAGCCGACTGCTCGAAGAACTCACGGCAGGCAAGAATCAACGCCCGCTTACGTACCTTCGGTAGACAGCCGGGCGTCGCCACGAGCATGTCACGAAGCCACGTGTCGAGCTTCACATCACACTCGGACCCAGAGCCTTCAACGCTGATGGTCTCAGTGCTCACAGCGCCACCACCATATTCTTGAACGCATTCTGGAGGAGCACGACACGGCCGTCATTGGTGAATTCGTCATCCACCAACTCTGCACTCGATGCTACCCAGTACACCAGGGGTGTATAGAACATCAAGTCAAGGTTGAAGTTCGCAGTCAGTGCGATCTGCGCATCCTCATCCGAATCGAACTCATCGGGATCGGTGTCAGCAGTAGGATCAACGGCAACGACTTCGGGCGGAAACGTATCGTCTACGTCAAAGAAGTCCCAAAAAGCATCGGGCCGCAAGCGCCGAAGCTCTTGCAGCCCACGATTCAGTTTTGCGAGAAGTACCGTATCGCTGTGTCGTTCAGGGGAACTGCTGTCCTGAAGGATGACACGGGCTTCATCGATTACGTTCTGCCACGTCTTCGCCATGCTGCCCCCGTAAAAATCCCGCTGCCGGCGAAGGCAGCGGGATCATTAGTCACAGGGGATTAGCCCCGTGCGACGACAGCGCGACCCATCGCGACACCATTCACCACCCGGAAGCCGTAGACCTGAAGGCCACGGAGCAGGTTGGAGAACGACCGCTCGGAGCGAATCGTTTCCATCTTGGTGAACTGTGCTGCGAAGGTCAGCGCCGCCTTCGTGCCGAAGAACACAGAGGTCGTGTCCACGGCAGAGTCGAGGGTCGGCAGCAGGTTCGACAGATACAGCGTGAAGCGGTCGATCATGCCGAGACGACCATTGCGCAGGATCGAAGTGCCGTCGCCCGCGAGGGAGGCGTCCTTCAGGTCCGACTTCTTGATCATCGCAGCCAGCCACGCCGGAATCGCCATCCAGCGGCCCGACTCGGGGATGTTTCCCTCATCGAGCACCTGACCAGCGTTCACGATGAAGTCGGTGACGCTCATGTCGTTGGACGTGGAGTCACCGACCTCGGTGCCTGCACCGGCCTTGTTGATGTACAACGGCGATGCCGCCGTGCCCATGCGCAGGTTGGCCGAGATCGCACCGGCCGTATTGCCACGGTTGGCAGCGGCGATGTCCGACGTGGTGCCCAGGTAGGCCAGCACATCGGTGTCCACAGCGATCTTCATCTGCTCGGACGCGTCTTCCGCCCACATGTCCATCTGATCCAGATCGCTCTGAACCTCCATCACGTCGTCGAGCGCGAGGTTGAAGTACTTCGCTTGGTCGATCGACAGATCGATCAGGTTGCTCGACGGGCGCTGAATAACGAGATCCTGATCGGACTCGTAGTCGGCGATGGTGATCGTCGGCCGCGTGCGGATATGCACGGTGTCACCCTTGCTCTTGATCTCACCCTCGTAGTCGGTGTTCGCGATGGCCGCGAGGATCGTCGCTGCGTAAAACTTCTCCAGCAGCTTGCCACTCCAGATCTCGGGGATGAAAATCCCCGCGTATGCAGGCGAGGGAGTTGACCCCGCCCACGGGGTGCCTACAGGAAACGGCATGATTTGCTACTCCAAAGATTGAGAGAACGGTTAGCGAATGCGCCCTTCGCGCTGAGCCGCGAAAATGTCGGCCTCGATCTGCTTGCGCTGTTCCTTCGTGCCCTTGAAGCGGCCCGCCTGAACGTCGCCGTAGAATTGACCGATTTCGGCGCGGGACCAAACCCGCTTACCGGACCCATCTTGAGTGCTTGCCGCCCCGGTCTTTGGTGTGCCAGGGGCCACCATCTGTTCCAAAGATCGCTGTGGTGCCGTGGTGGCAGCAGCAGGCTTGGGAGCAGCAGGTGGAGTTACAGCCGCGTGTTCCTTCAGGTATCCATCAAAAAACGCCACGACGCGGGGACCATCGTGGGCCTTATACGCCTGTTTCAACAGTACTCCGCGCTGCGCCCCGGAGAATGGATCGACTTGATCGAGCCACTCCAAGAAGCCGGCATCTTGGTTCATCTCTTGCCAGCTCGGCACTACCGACGCAAGCAAAGCGAGTACTGACTGCTGGTCATTCTGCGCTACACGCTGGCCGACATGCTGCGCGGCTTGCGCAACTTGGTCGATACGCTGTGCAACGGGAGCAACACGACGATCGATTTCAGGCAGCATGCCGCTCATTTCTTCGCGAGCTGCGCGCCGGATGACATCGATCAGGTCTGCTCCGAACTCTTTCACTTCTTCGTCTTTAACGAGCTTCGTCGTAGTCGGCGGCGTTGCCGGCGTTGACGCAGCGGGCGCAGTCTCCCGCTGTGCGCTAAGCGAAGCGAGCAGATTCTGAGTCGCAGTCAGTTGTGACTGAAAACTTTGAATCTGCGTACCTTGGTCACGAACTTGATTCCGCAAGCGCGGCACTTCCGCGTTGTACTTGCCTTGAAGCACACGATACTTCTGCTCCCATCCTTCCTTTGGCGGTTCACCAGCAACGGGTGGAGTAGCAGGGGGCTCACCAGCGGGCGGAGTCGCAGGCGCTTCTAATCCAGCGGGAGGCGTCGCAGGGGGCTCACCAGCGGGCGGTTCACCAGCTGGGGCTTCACCTCGCAAAGACGCGGTGTAGTCGGCCGCAAGCTGGTTCGCTTTTTCGATCTGTGCTCGTACTGCTTTCGGAAGTGCGCTCATTGCGTCTACTTACCTTGCTGTTGTTGAGATTGGTTCTTGAACTTTTCGAAGTCTTTAGGAGCCGAGTCGAACGCATCACGCCACCACTTGAGTGCCTTCGAGGCACCTGACGCGCGGAGCTGTACTGAGCCCTCACCGTCTACGCAGCGTTGCCGTTCTTCCTCTTCGTGTTCCTTCAGACCCTCCAAGACAGTCTTGAAGTCGCGGTTGCCCCGAAGGTTGACCAGCGCTTCGGCGATTTGCGGAGTAACTTTCACAGACCGGTGAGTGCGCGAGCCCAGCGCGCTTCCCGTTCGGTGTAGTCGTCGAACGTGTCCGACTCTACCTTCGGGATGCCGGCCTTGCTGTAGTCACCCTGCGCACGACGCTCGGGAGGCGCAGCACCGAACGACACGTCTTTCGCGCCGCCGAGCCCCGACAGAATCTTCTGCTCGACAAGCTTCTTCGGTCGCGGCAGCTTGTCCATTAGTTCGCTCCGCCAGCCTTGTACTTGCCGCCTTCGCCGCCGCCCGTACCACTGGTGCGGTTCGGTGGAAGGTCCGTGTTGCCCTTGGTGCTACCCAAGAACTTGCCGCTCGGCGAACCTTCGTGAGATTCACCGCTGCCGCCACCCGAACCCGTGCTCAGGTTGCAGTGGAGGTCACGATTGCCCTTCGTGTCTCCCAAGAACTTACCGCTGATGCTCATAAAAGCCTCCAGAATCAATTGCGGTGCAGATATACCCTACAACTACTTGACAATCAATCGCTCAGCCACCCGCATCTTCAATTTGTTTGTCGATGCGGCTCTTTCGTTGCGTAATCGACTTGGGAGCAGACGCCTTCGACAGTGAGCCGACGAAATCTTTGATCGCCCCACTTACACCAGGGGTGCCCGATCTCACCGTCACTGGCGGCTTCTCTTTGACGATCTTCCCGCCATCAGCGTACTTGTGAACTTTGCGGACCATCACTTCCTCCTTTTCGCCTTGTCGGCGGTATTGAACTCTTTCGCCACAGCGACCGGAGGGGCCTTTCGTTTCGAGGGTTTCCAGCCATGAGCCACAGCAGCCATGAACTTCGCCTGCTTCTTGGTTTTGCTCGGCATCTCAGCGCCCTCGCTCTCGTTTGAAATTCGCCAGCGCTGCACGTGCGGACGCAACCAGCTGCGGCTGCATCTTGCCGCGCACGTACGCCTCCGTCGCTGCTTCAGCCGACGCTGCTACATCACGTAGCAACGTTCGCCGCGCACGCGGACCAGACTTCTGAAAGGGCGCAGTATGATTACGCACGCATCCCCACGCTGCCGGTGGCATTGTTGTTCATCTGCCCTTCGACCTGCTCACGCGCAGCCTCGGGGCCAGCACGTTCGTTCTTAGGCTTCGGCTGGTTGCCATTCGGTCCTTGGCCAGTACCTTGCTGTTGTTGAGCAGCTACCTGTTGTTGCTGCGCGGCCTGCGAGTTCGCGCGCAGTGTTTCATCGTCCGGCACCACCTTCTCGTGGTCGAGTCCGAGGTTGCCAGCGACGGAACGGATAACGTTCGCGCGCCCTTCCATCCCCACAATCTGCATATCGATCGGGTTACCGGTGAGCTGTAAGAATTCGAGCTGCCGCATCCGGTCCTGCTCGCGCTTCACGGCGTAATTCACGCCCTTGACGTTGATCGCCTCATCGCCTCGAAACAAACCGGGCATCGTGAGCATGATCATGTCGTAAAGCGCTTCGAGCAGCGGACGCATCACATCGCGGTCGATGCTGGCAGCGACGTTCTGTAGCGTCTTCGCCGCATTGCCCATCAGCATCGCCAAGCCGGATGCCGTGCGGCCCGCGCCGCCGACTTTCTCGTTGCCCGTCATGTAGCGAGGGATGGCAGACACGTCATCGGCCATCGACGAAAACTTCTCGTAGACGGCCATCAGTTCCTGTGTGTTCGAGTTCGGCTGAAAGAAATCAATTGGCTTCGACGTGCCGGTGATCATTGGATCGAACGACACGTGCCAGCGCTTCCACGGATACATGTTGTCGTCTTCACCCGGCTGCAACACCTGATCATTGATCACGACCTGCGGACCCGATGCAATCGAGAGATTGTTGACCAGTGAGCGAATCGAGGCATTGCCGACTGACTGGATGTCTTCGAGTAGATCGTGCAGGCCATAACCTGCCATCGTGCCGGGAATCTTCTCGAAGTTGCTGAGGTAGTACGGAGCGCGCTGCCGTGGCGACGGATTGATCTGCGCCTTAATCACGAAGCGGTCGATCATCCACGCCTGCACACGGTATTCTTGGATCGGATCGGGAATATCCCCTTCCGCCATACCCCAATCACGCAGCGTCTGACCGCTCACGCTACCGTGGAACTCTGCCGTGTCGATGAGGCCCACATTTGTGCGGGCCCACTCTTCGCGGTTCTCCAGTCGCGCACGCTCGGCATCGGTGACATCCCACCACTCACGAAAGCCGCGATCATGGTAGCGCGCAAGCACTTCATCGATCGCTTGGTCGTTATAGCCCGGCAGGCCGCGCACCGCATGCAGGTCCGCGCGAGTGAGGCGAATGCGCTCGACAAACTCTGCTTGCCATACGTTCGCTGCGCCGGGCGACCAGTAGAGATCAAACGGTGAGACCCGATACCAGAACATCTTCGGAATCTGTTCCATCTTCGCCGTGCCGTCCACCCACTTGAGCTGAGGCTCACGGCGAACGACTGGCCCCTTGATGCAGGCGAAGGGAAAGATCGGCAGGTCAATCAGGAATTCGGCGAAGGCGTCATAAAAACTACCTTCGGTGAGGATGTCATCGACCTGCTCGGCAGCGCGAGCAGTTTCTTCCTGGGCTTGTTTCTTTGATGCTTTCTCGGCTGCCTTGCGCAGCATCTTTACGCGGTCGGCAATCATTTGCTGGTCGATCGGCTGCCCGGCTTGCTGAAGCGTTGCGACCTCAACCTTTACCAGCTCGTCGATCGACTGCATGATGTTGTCCGGCACCGTGGGGACCGGAGTCGGGTCGATATCCCATGGTCGCTCGGCGCCGAGGTATACGTCACGCAGCAGTGCAGTCGCGCCTCGGCACTTCGTGGACGTAATTCGTGCGTAGACTTCACTACCGCCGAACTTCTTGATCTCGGCGAGCTTGGCCGGATCGTACTGGCCTTTGTACGTGCGAAGCGCGTCGATCAATCGCTGCGCAATGCCTTCCGTGTTTCGGAAGTTACGCATCTCGGTCATGCGGGACCGAATGTGCCCCGCCAGCTCGGAAGTCACCGGATCGTCGGTAGAACCCTCCGCTTGTTGAGCCGCAACCGCTTCGTTCTGCATCATCTCCTGATTCGACACGACACGAAGCATGGAATGTCGTGTCGGAACCGGGATGGCGGTTGGGGTCACAGTGAACTCCTTGATTTTAAAGCGAGGATATAATACATGAAGGCCAAGCCGTCAACTTAACCACATAGGATCACCGAATGAGTGCTCGGGCTCTCCCGAAGACTTCATTGCAAGTCCAACCTCCCGGAACCGAGGCCAGCCTCGACCTCTCAGGACTCAATGCCCATATCGCCGCCGAGCTGGCAGCGGGCTTGTCCGATGCGGCGGCGGTGCGCGAACGCTACGGAATCTCATTAGAACAATGGGATACGCTGAAAAAGTCGCCC